GCCTTGGACTAGTTTTGACTCTGGCTGTTATTACGATGATGTTACCGCTGCCCAGGTTCCTCTGGTTAGAGGTGCAACACACTCCCAACGTAAAGCAGTACAGCACCAGTTTAAAGACAATGGTGAGGTCCCAGATTATGTTGAGGCTATCAATGCAATCCAAAGTACACCTCTAGTAATAAACCACTACGTCCTCGATGCCGTTAACTGGGCATGGGATGAAGCTAAGGTCTTCAGTAAGTTTCCACGTAAGGAAAAGATTGAGCACTTAAAGAGACCAGGCGAGTGGGAGTCTTTGTCTACCTATGACAAGAAAGGATGGACTTTAAAAGCTAGAGAAGTAAGAACTAAGAACCGTGAAATCGATGGTGCTAGGGCTTTAATGCTGCAAGACCTTTCAACAGCAAATGAGTTAGCCAACTTTGAACAATTCTGGTTGCCTTGGAACTTTGATTTCAGAGGACGTGTCTATCCAGTGCCACACTTTAGTTACCATAGAGATGACCACGTCAAAGCTATGTTCAACATGAAGAACACTAAGAAGATGGATGACAGTGCAGCCTTCTGGTTAGCCGTCCACATTGCTAATGTCGGAGACTTTGACAAGATTAGTAAGCAGTCATTAGATGCTAGGGCTGCCTGGGTCGAGGATAACAAGGAAAAGATTTACGATGTTGGTAGGGATGCCAAAGCTACTTTTGACTACTGGTCTACCGCTGATAAACCCTTTCAGTTTCTGGCTGCCTGTCATGAGTTTGCTAACTACATGGACTACGGTAATGAGTATGAATCTGCCTTAGCACCATGCCTCGATGGAACCAACTCAGGTGTCCAACATTATGCTGCAGCATCACTCAATGAAGGCGATGGCCACCTGGTCAATCTAGTGCCTTCTGAGAAGCCTCAAGACGTTTACAATGCGGTTGCTCAAGCTACTAACGATAAGCTCTTAGAGGACGATTCTGAGCTCTCTAGGCTATGGTTAAAGCTAGGTGTAACCCGCTCTACTGTAAAGCGCAATACGATGACCTACGGCTACTCTAGTGCTAAGTTTGGTTTTGCCGAACAGCTGTATGAAGACACTATGAGACCCCTAGCTGACAAGGTCATGAGAGGTGAGCTAAAAGAGCATCCCTTTGGTGATAAAGCAGAGCAGCAACTTGCAGCTAGACACCTGGCAGGTATGAACTATGAGTCTGTCCAGGAAGTCATAAGTAGTGCAGCAGCAGGTATGTCTTTTTTCCAAAGTGTTGCAGGAGCCCTGGCTCACGAAGGTAAACCATTTAGATTTGTAACCCCTGTTGGTTTTCCAGTAATACAGAAGTACACCTACTGGGATGTTAAGAAGGTCAAGATATACCTTCACGATAGAGAAGCAGGTGTTTTAAAGAGAACACAGATATCCGTGAGAGAGAAAGCTAACAAGCGGATAGACAAGAAGAAAGCTAAAGCAGCTGTGTCTCCCAACATTATCCATTCTATGGATTCAGCACATTTGTTATTAACGGTTCTAACTGCTAAACAAAATGGCGTGAATGATTTCTTTTTGATTCATGATTCATTTGGGACCACCCCGACAGATACCGATGTAATGTACGAAGCTGTCAGAGCATCATTTGTCGAAATCTACAAAGACTACTGTCTGTATGAAGATGTCTTGAAACAAGCAAAGCAGCAACTAACCTATGAAGGCTGTAACAAGCTTGACATAGAGATTCCACCTAAAGGTAATTTAGATTTAGACCAGGTCCTGAAATCAGAATACTGCTTTAGCTAGTCAACAAAATCTCAATGCCAATCGAGGGTAGGCGTTTTGTCCACCCTTAGAGAAGCATCCGAGGTAAAACTATGCATCCACGAGAACGTGTCTTAGGACTTGCTGAACTGTTACGTCAGCGAGGTGAGCCTTATACACAAAAATTAATCAATGAAGCACTGCGACTAGGTGTAGACCTACCAATGTGCAAAACCCCACAAAACTACGAAACAACTAAAACTAAGGAGACTGAGCATGGCTCAAGCAAAGATTAAATTCACAACAAAAGAAGGTAGAGCACAATATCCCTGGTTGAATGAACCAGATACTGCTTTTGGTGGTGAACCTAAGTACAAGACAAACTTGATAGTAGAAGATGCTGCAGAGCTGATTGCACAAATTGAAGACTTAGCCAGTGAAGAATTTGGTACTAAATGGAAGAAAGCAAGAATGCCATTTAAGACTGATGAAGATACTGGTGAGACTGTATTCAATGCAAAGTCTAAATATGCTCCGCACTTCTTTGATAGCAAAGGACAGAACCTGGTAGGGAAACAAGTGCCTAATCTATGGGCAGGTTCAGTACTACGTATTGGTGGCTACATTGCACCTTATACAGTGTCTGGAGCAAACGGCATCCAACTGCAGCTAACTAGAGTCCAGGTAATTAACCCTGTCACTAGTGGTAACCAGTCGGGTGATGGATTTGATGCCATTGAGGGTGGCTATGTAGGTGAAGATATCTTACAGGAAACTTTCGATGCCAAAGAACCAAAAGAAGAAATGGCTGCATCAGCGGACCGATTCTAAAAGTAAACAACGTGGTATTAAACATGGTTACCGAAGTGGATTAGAAGACAAGGCAGCTGCTCAGATTAAAGCAGCAGGTGTTGAACTCTTATATGAAACAGACAAGGTTAACTATGTAGTACCAGAACGCAATGCTAAGTACACCCCAGACTTCAGGCTGCCAAAGAAAGGCGGCTTTTTTTATGTCGAGACAAAAGGTATTTGGAATGTTGCTGATAGGCAGAAACACTTGCTTATCAAACGACAACACCCAGACCTAGACATCAGGTTTGTATTTAGTAATTGCAATTCAAAACTCTATAAAGGGTCGAAGACAACCTACGCTGCTTATTGCGATAAGTATGGGTTCGTGTATTCACACAAGACGATTCCTGAAGAGTGGTTACACGAAGGAAACTAAAGTGTAGCTAAGGAGAGCCAGGGTCACCTCAGAGATGGGGTGGCCCTTTTTTTTTGTCTGGGGGAAAGTAAATGTTACTGATACAAGATACACATGATGACTCTAATTTTGTAGGACACACAGAGTGTGAACACTGTGGTTCTAAAGACAACGCTGCCGTCTATGACGATGGTCACATATTCTGCTTTGGCTGCCAAACCTACACACCACCAACTGACCAGGTGGACCAGGAAAAGCTGCCAAGCAAACTTAATAAAGATTTACTCCAGGGAAAACATAGCGACCTGGGTGCCAGAGCTCTTTCAATTAGTACCTGTAGAAAGTTTGACTACACCATAGGTACATACAAAAACCGTCCTGCTCAGATAGCTAACTATCGTAATGAGCATGGTGAGGTAGTCGCTCAAAAGATAAGAGACTCAGAGAAGAACTTCACCATCCTGGGCGAAGCTAAGAAGATGGGATTGTTCGGACAGCACCTTTGGAACACTGGTAAAAAGCTAGTGATTACTGAAGGCGAAATAGACTGTCTATCAGTCTCCCAGGCACAAAAGAACAAGTGGCCTGTAGTCTCATTACCTAACGGTGCACAGAGCGGTAAGAAGGCTTTAATGAATGCCTGGGACTACCTAGAAGGCTTTGAGGAAATCATCCTCATGTTTGACCAGGACGATGCAGGGACTAAGGCTGCCATAGAGTGTGCCGAGGCTATGCCTATAGGTAAGGTCAAGATTGCCAAGCTTCCTTATAAGGATGCAAATGAGGCACTCCAGAAGGGCTGTGAGCATGAGATTATCAATGCTATCTGGCGAGCTAAAGACTGGAGACCTGATGGCATCATTAGCTCTTCTGACTTAAGAAATACTATTGCAGAAACTGACGAGGAATCCCTGGTCAGATACCCCTACAAAAAGCTCAACGATATAACTAAAGGTATTCGACCTGCCACCCTGGTAACTATTTGTGCAGGGTCTGGTGTAGGTAAAAGTACCTTAATAACCGAGTTCGCTTACCACCTTCATGACAATGGACAGAAGGTCGGTATGTTGATGCTAGAAGAAGAAAACAAACGCACCGTGAGAGGCCTCATTGGTCTTCACCTGGATAAGAACATTGTCCAAGACTATGAGTGCGCTACCAAAGAAGAGGTCTTACAAGGCCATGACGAGCTGTTTAAGGATGGCGATGTTCAGTTGTTTAATCACTTTGGTTCAACTTCATTAGACGTAGTAGTCAACCGCATTCAGTACATGGCAAAAGCTATGGGCTGTACTCACATCTTCCTAGACCACATCAGCATCCTGGTCTCAGGTATCACTGGTCAAGTCACTGACGAAAGGCGGCTTATCGACCAAATCATGACAACACTCAGGACGATGGTCCAGGAGCTAGGAATCACATTGTTCCTGGTAAGCCACCTTACACGTCCCCAGGGTGATGGGCATGAGAATGGTGCCAAGGTAAAGCTATCGCAGCTACGTGGCAGCCACTCTATTGCTCAGTTAGCAGACTTCTGTCTAGGCCTTCAGGTTAACGCTGAGGACCCTACAGATGACACCAGGGACATTGTAGTCCTTAAAAACCGTTTCACTGGCCAGGTAGGTTGGGCAGGGAGACTCCAATACAACAGAGACACAGGTCGGTTAATCGATACCGACAACGATACTAGTCGTTTTTAAAACATCGAAATCACTAAGGAGACACATCATGAGTCAGAAAGATTCAGTTTTATCATACCTGGAGACAGGAAAAAGCATTACTAGTTTTTACGCGATTAAGAACATGGGTATTACTCGTATTTCAGCAGTCATTCACAAGCTTAAAGAAGAAGGCTACCCAGTAGTCAGGCACGACATACCTGTCACTAACAGACACGGTAAGCCGACCATCATTGGTTCTTGGAGCCTTGATTCTAACGTGGCACATAAAGCAAACGCTAAACAACATGAGCTTGCTCTGTGAGCCTAGTATTTGACCTGGAGAGTATTTATGACACAAGAAGAAAAGATTCTGTCTTATCTTAAAGAAGGCAACACCCTTACTAGTATGACTGCTTTTAATTACTTCGGTATTACTAAGTTAGCATCAAGAATATCTGACCTTAGAAAGAAAGGTCATCCCATTAAAAACGATTTGATTAAAGTAGAAACTAGGTATGAGCAGCCAGTTAAAATTGCTAAGTACTACTACGGTGAAGCTGTAGAGTCTTTAGACTCATGAGTTTAATATTTGACCTGGAGAGTAATGGACTACTCGACCAATTAGACACTATTCATTGCATCGCTATCCTCGACACGGAAACTGGGGATAGACGTAAAAACGCTTCACAAATCTACCACGGACCAGAAGGTATTGCTGCTGCACTAGAGCTACTTGCAGAAGCTGATGAAATCATTGGTCACAACATCATTAACTTTGATATCCCTGCACTACAAAAGGTTTACCCAGGTTGGCAGCCTAAAGGCACTATAACTGACACCCTTGTTCTATCCAGGTTAGTTTCAGCTGACTTGATGAATGATGATGCTGTTTCAGTATCGCTGCCAGATGGCTTTCAAAAACGTATGTGGGGCAGTC